TTTAGAGCTGCATATAAACCTTTTTCTTCGGTGATTGGTGTTCCCATAGCCCATAAACCACGACCAGGTGGTAGGAATTTCATATTAAAAATTCTATCATACATTTCTTGAGCTGACTTTTGAGCTTGCCATGCATTCCAACCTAACTGATAATTGTCGATATGGTTTTTTTGCATAGAGTAAGTTCCCTCTACAACCCTTTGAACCGTTTCCCACCACCTCTCGTTCTTACCATCGTCTTTAATACGAGAATATGTTCTCATGTAAACCAATTCTCCTAATCCATTAAAACCGAAAGGTGCTTTCTTTCTCTTATACTTACTGACGAAATTTTCTGATAACTTAAATTTTTCCATTTGTTCTGGCTCCTCCTATTTCCTGTAAACTTTATACAATCATAACTATAATATATATTAGATTAAAAACAAACTATTTAATTTTTTTATCATTTTTAAATAATTTTTTCTTATGAGTTTTATTCGAAGCCATCGACTTCACTATTCTTCATATCATTGTATTTACTTGCTAATAATTTTCTCTTGAATTCTTCACTATTATCCATCTTACCTTGTTGTTCTTTACCTGGTTGGGTTGTAGATTCATAGATTTCTATCTTACCAAGATTGGTATTCATACTCATCGGATAGGTTATACCATCAATACCAAATCTATTTTTAATGATATGACATCTTGCAGTATGACTTAACTTATCCTCAGCTTTTCTACTGATACTCATAACAAAGTCTGCAATCATAATCTTACTATATGCTTCTGCTACTTTAGTAGCTTCGATTACCTCTTCTTCTAATGCTGAACGATTTGCTTGTGATGCTGTCCATATTGGAACTTTAAACTCACCAGCTAATCCTCTCAAATCTTCATACACAGCACCTAACTGATGTCTTACCTCTCTCATACCACTATTATCTCTCAAGATATCAGCATAATCAACAATAACCATATCAGGTTTTATATTCTTTAATTCTAATTGTTTTAGATGTGCTGAAAGTGTATTCACTGTAGCTGAACGTGTTGGATAATACTTGATAACCATTCTACCCTCAAGAGAATCAATTATCTTTTTGACTTCATCTTTCTGATATTTGATGTTTTGTGTGGTTATACCACTAAATACAGTATCGTATCTTAAACCAACATAGGTTTCGTTCAACTCTAACGTGTAATGAACCACAGTAAATCCTCTCTTGATTGCACCTGCAGCTAAACTCTGAAGTAACCAAGTCTTACCAACACCTGCTGGCGCAACTACAACACCTAACTCACCCTCACCAAGACCACCATCCATAATCTCATTTGTAATATCCCAAGGCGTTTTGATTGTGACTCTTGTAGACTTAGTTAGTCTCTCTTCAATACCCACATTATAATCATGACCGATATCTACAGCAGTTCCAGCTTTCATAGCTGCATCTATAACTGTTTTTATACCATCATAGTTTTGGTTTTCTAATAGACTTACAGATTCCATAATAGCAGATTTTAAAACTTGATTCTTACAGAAATCTAATGTTTTCTCTTGAACAAATTGTAAGTCTGTTGCTTCTCTATGTCTCCAAGCATCTTTAAGTGCTTCTACAATTGATATCTTTAACACATCGTTCTCAACATCATCGACTGCTATCTTAATAGCTTCTAATGTAGGTGTGGTTTTATATTTTAAGAAGTAATTATGTATCTCCTTAACCAACCACTTATTAGAATCTGATTCAAAATATTCTGGTTCAAGAACTTCCATGATAGTCTGTAGAAAAATCGAATCGGTTAGACAAGATGCTATGACTTTAGATTGGAATGATGTTCCAAATTCGACTAAAGAACTATTGTTCTCCATATATTTCTTTCGTGAGTTTTGTTTTTGATAAATTTAATTTCTTCTGTCTATACTTATCTTTCATCTTCTTCAAAATGGTATCTTTATTTCTGTAGTAGTAATCCATTTGCCATTTTCTTTGAGCTTCTTTCTTTTCTTTTGCTGTAAAATACTTCTTCTTTCTACCCATTGGTTTGCTCCGCATACTTATCCATAGTGGTAAATGTCTGAGCTAACCAACTACTAACATTGGGTAGATTCTGAAATAATCTATCTTCCATAAACATGGATTCAAATTTGAACTTTACTAAACGTCTGATAGGACCTCTGATTGTATCAAGTAACTTTGTTTTTGTTGAAGCACTTATATTGACATCCTCTAACTGCATCAACTTGTAGTTACGTTCAAGTAATTCTTTATTCTGTAATATCTTCACAAAGAAGTTTCCATCATCATCTTTGTGTTTATGTGCATATTTGTATATCTCCTGTAAACTATAACTATTATTCTCTTCTCCCAAAGTTGGTATGTTTTTTACCAATGTTTTGGTAGCTATTCCTTTTACACCATCTATATTATCAGATTTATCACCCTCAAATATTTTAGCCATAATAAAGTTTTCAGCAGTAACACAATACTCTTCTAAGACTGCATCTTTGTCATATAGTTTTTTCTTGGTAGGAGACCAAACTTTGATATCGTCTGATACTAATTGTAGGAAATCCTTGTCGGTTGACATGATAACCTTTTCACCATCTGGTATTGCACTCTTTGCTATGTAAGCTATAGCATCATCAGCTTCTATACCATCTACGGATATGGTTGTTAGTGGTAGTAGTTCAAGATAGTCTGCAACTCTTTTAAGTTGCATGAGCATATTCCGTCTCTCATCCTCAGCGTTCTCTAAACCCTCTACCCTATTAACTCTGTAAGATGTTCTACGTTTGTTTTTATAGTCGGAATATAGTTTACGTCGGCGATTGCTCCCACCCTTACCATCAAACACGATGATAGTGCGGGTGGGATTAAACATATTGATTGCAAATCCTATGCTTTTAAGGAAACCAACAATGCCACCAACATGAACGCCGTTTTCGTTTAGAGTCGGCATTACGCTGAACACTCTGATAAAGGTGTTCAAACCGTCGACTATTAGGACTTTCTTATTTGTGTTCTGAAAGTCTACAGAACCACCTTTTTTCTTTATCTCATTCAGGATGGAAAGGTATCTGGCGTTTGACATCACTCACCAACCACCTCTTCCGTTTCAACTACATCATCTATTCCCAAATCTTTCATATCATATTTTAGTATAACTTTTTCGCATATCTGTTCGTAAACGAATGATTTGAAATCAGGATCAGATAGTTTATCTCCGAATTCTTTTGATTGAAACTTGTGCTCTTGTCCTAAATGGTCTGTAAGAGTATACCAAGAACCACCTTGTTTTACAATCTTGTGGTCTTTCATCACCTTTAACCAACTACCTACATCATCAATACCACTCTCAAAGTATAAAGGAAACTCACAACTTCTCAAAGGTGGACCTAATCTATTCTTGACAACTTGTGCAAGTATAGTCATACCAATAACGTGATTCTTTTTATCTTTGATTTGACCTTTGTTTTTCAATCTAACTCTTGTAGATGCGTGAAATGGTAGAGCTTTACCACCACTTGTAGTCCAGGGGTCTCCGAACATCACACCTAACTTTTGTCTTAACTGATTAGTAAATACAAGAGCTACTCTCTGTCTACCAATCATTTGGGTAATTTTTCTCATAGCTTTCGATATGATAATTGCTTTAGAAGTAGCCCAACCATCCTTATCAAAGTCTGCTTCCATCTCTACATTAGTCGATGCAGCTGCAAGTGAATCAACAAGAATAGTTACTAACCTATCCTTTGAACTTTCACGAACCTTTGCTACTATTTCTTCAACTGCTGCGAATATATCTTCGACAGTTTCTAAATGTAGATACAACATATTGTTAATGTCGACACCAATAACTTTCAAAAAATCTTGACTTACTGCAGTTTCAGTATCAATGTAAACTGCAACACCACCCTTTTTCTGTGTCTCAGCTAGTAAGTGAGCACCAACCAATGATTTACCACTTGATTCTAAACCATTTAGTTCTGTTATTCTACCGACTGCTATACCACCATGTGGTCTATTAGATATTGCTAAATCTAATAGTGTTGAACCTGTAGAAATAAACTCCTTAATATCGGTAGGTGTTGTATCACTACCGTCAAGAAAGTATGCAACTTTGGTATCTTTAAATTGCTTATTTAGACTAGCGGCAAGTTGCCCTGCCAATTCATCTCTTGTTGACATAAACTTCTCCTAAGTTTTAGATAACTTAGGGGAGCGAAAGTAGGAACTCACACTCCCCAACTTATTTGTCTTCTATTAGCTATTAAACAGATCGTCGAATGCTGCTGATACATCCTCTTTTACTTCTTCATTAGCTGAAGCTTTAGATTCAGTTACAGATTCCTCTTCTGTCTCTTCGGATTCATCTGGATTCAACCAATTATTTAGAACTTCTGTAAGTTCTTCATAGGTTTGTTCCTGATAGATTTCAGTAATATCCTTTTGATTATCCATAAGATTCTCAAGAAGAGTTGCATCCTCTGTAATCGGGGTTTGATTTGGTTTAACCCTGATTGTTGTTTTAGGAAACGAAGCTCCAACTTCTTCTGCTGTCTTGAACTCTACAGTAATATCACGACCATTCATTGAGTCGGTAATATCACCATAATCAGGATCAGCGATGATGGAAAGCAGTTCTTGATAAACTGTTTTACCAAAACCCCAAAACTTCACACCTTGATTCTCTTCACCACGTATGATTACTGGAGCAAAAGTTCTCATCTTAGACTCGATTTTACGAGCTAATCGATAGTCTTCCTTGTTACCCGAAGCTTTGAGTTTTTGAGAAAACTCTTCGATTGGGTCAGGACGACCAAATGACATTGGTGAAAGATAAGATTTTCTACCCAAATCATAATGGAAAAACAATTCAATGAAAGGATTATCCTTATTAAATTTGTAAGGAACTATTCTTACTTGAGTTGTGCCAGGTGATGGCTTCCATAGATTTGATGTGCGATTGTTTGTGATTTGAAGTTGACCTAGACGCTTCTTCAATGCGTTAATATCCATTAGATATCTCCTATTTGTTATTCGTTAATTGTTTAATTGTCACTAAATTATTTGTAACTGTTTTCATACATATATAAGTATGATATATATTCCCCAAAATGTAATTTATTTTTCCTCAATATCAGATTTCCATGTTTTTGTATGTATTATCGAATATACCCTTGTTGGTATTTCATACAGCCCCTCTTCGTTTGTCAGTAACATACGATTTCTGTAGTTCTCCCACGGTATTGGAAATGAATTATCTAACACACCATTGTTCAGTTTCTTAACTAACTCATTTAGTGCGTTGATTGTGTATAAAGAGTTTGATTGTTTCTTTCTATGTATAGAGATTGTATCTACTGAACTCTCAACGTAATCTTCAGTTGCTTCTACGTTGTATGTGCATATCAATTGATGATAATCATTCTCATTCTGAAATACATATATCTTGTCGAACACTATATCGTTACAAGCTATAATCAAATCTATTGTTTCGTATAATCTATTCCTTTT